CTTTGGAGCGGTCGCCAAAGCGCTGATCTACGACCATCGCACCGCTCACCCGATGGCCAATGCTGAGACGCCATGGCAGATCGGATTTGCCGACTGCTTGGCCCAACTGGCGCGAGAGGCGACACAGATCAGCGCGGCGTGGCCGGACTGACCTTCACTCCCATCGACCACCCGCCCGGCCTCAGCGCCGGGCTTTTCTGTAGCCTGCGATCAGCAACACCCGCCAGGCCTCTCGACGATGCCCAAACAGGCGGGTCACTCTTTCATCCGCAGCATCAGGCCGATACCTGCGGCACAACGGCCCCGACGTTCACCCGCACCATGCGCCGTTGCGCACCAACCGGTGCTAGGTCGATCAGCTCACGCCCCCAGCGCCACCTTGATTTACGGTTCGCATCAGCCTCGTGGATCAACCGCTTGATATGCCGCTCTGATACACCAAGCGCATCAGCAGCCTCGGCAACAGTGAGCAGCATCCGGCCGGTGCTGCTCATCGCACCCTCCGCTCATACACCGAGCAGTCCCGCGCATACAACGGTCCTTCCTGCAGCGCATCCGGGAACTGAAGCCCACACCGTTCATCATTCAGCCAGTGCTTGCAGTCATTACAAAGCCGACTGCCCCACCGCGGTAGATCACGGTAACGGTCCGTGAAATACTCACCACGTCGTATCCGGTTGATCGTGCTGGTCGAGCACTGATAGCGTTCTGCTAGTTCAGCCGATGGCTGCCGGCTGATCAACACCCTACGGATCATTGAATCAGAGTGCTTCATGGCTTCATTGGTGATGATTGCTGTTCCTGCATCAACTGCTGCTCGTTGTGCATCACCTGCGCCATCCAGGCAAAACCAGCAATCACCAGCGTCCAGACAATCAGATTGCTGATGAAACAAAACCGGCAATGCTTCTGCCGTGCGGCCCGTTTGCGATCACGGCGCTTTTGTGCCTGATAGCTTTCAAATGAAATCACATTGCGATATCGCTCTTCATTTCGGTTCGCCGCATACAGCAAATTCGATAATCTCCGCGTTGCTAAAACGCTCTTCAAAACATCGTCGCACGGTAGCTGCGGACCAGTAGGACGGTGCGTACCATTCGAGTTCGTGGGTTTCATTGTTCTTGCGGTAGATGATGGAATAGATCATTAGTCAGACAAGTTCTTTGCTGCTGCAGGACGGCAAGGACCATTCCTGCTGATCCGGGCATTGCGCTGCAGCTTCAACATCATTCAGGATGTGTCGCGTCAAGCGGTCAAGAATGCGGAAGACATCAGCAGGAATCGGCTGGCAATCGTCCCAAGCGTTATCAGCAACAGCAGCAGCAACCGCTTTGCTGGCATCCAGTAACGCCACCAACAGGATCAGCTGTGGATTGTTCTTGATGCCTGCATTGAGGTGGTAGGTGTCGGCATTCGGTGGAATTGCTGCACGTGCAGCGTTCAACACCAGATCAGAAATGGCGGCATCACAAAGAAAGGTTTTCGTCATTTGGAGATTGTGGTTCCGGATGTGGAATAAAGATTGTCAATGAATCGACCAGCTGCGGCGTTCCACCAGCTTGACGCCATTGATCACGGCACCGCTGGAGATGGCTGCCTTAAGGGCCGTCTTATCAGCTGATACCGTGGTCTTTGTGCGTTGGTACTGCTCCGGCAGATCCGCTGGCATGGTGTCGAGATCCAGCTCAATGCTGGCAACACGTCTGCTGCTGATCTTGTGTTCCGGCAGTTTCCAGGTGGTGGCATCAGGATCAATGCGCTGCAGGACCGAGATCAAACGATCCTGAAGAACATCCGCTTGATGAGCAGCGGCTTCCGCTAACGCAGACAGCCGCCGTGCATGTTCAGCACGAGTAGCAGCTTGCGCACGGATGTGATCAATAGCCCAGCACCAGGCATCAGCCTTGGCTTCAATGGCACGACGGTTGTCGGCTTCAGCGGAGATGAGGTTTTCCAGTGCCGTGGTAGCAGCTTGGATTTCTGATGGGTCATCAGAGAACAGCTGCTCAGCTGCGGTATTGATCTGATGCTGGATGACAAGCGCATCGCCAGTGAGGGCAAAGAGGCTTTGGGTCATGCGGATCTGCAACTCGGCGCATCGTAGCGATGCAGATCCGGAACCGGCATGATACAATGGGTCAGTTGACGATCTGTAACATTTCGCAGTGGCGCACGGCACCGCCTGGTGGCTGGATCAAATCGGGCGATATCCGCTGCTCACCCCAGCGCAGGAAATCGAGCTGGGTACTGCTGTTCAGGCATGGCTGCAGCATCCAGATGGGCCAGAGCGCTGCCCACCATCGATCCGCCGTCGTGGCAATCGAGCGCGGGAGCAGTTCGTGCGCTGCAACCTGCGGCTTGCCGTGAGCTACGTCACCAAGCGTTGCCAGCGGCTTATGCGTTCTCACAGCCAGGATGATCTGATCCAAGCCGCCAATGAAGGGATCATCAGCGCGGTGGAGAAATTCGATCCCACTAGGGGATATCGATTTTCGACCTATGCCTACTGGTGGATTCGGCAGGCAGTGAACCGCTGGGTGGATCGCTACAGCCGTGCGGTGACGATCCCTGTGCTCCATCATCAGCAGCTCTATCGCTTGCAGGTGATCCGCCGTGAGCTTGCGATCAAGCATGGCCGTGAGCCGACGCGACAGGAACTAGCGTCCACGCTGGGTGTCAGCATGACCACGCTGGACCAGCTGGTGGAGAACAGCCTGCCGATTGGCAGCTTGGATTACGTGATTGAAAACGGCGACGGCAATACGATCTTCGGTGAGATGCTGACCGATCAGGACGAAACGGAAAGCATCGAGCAGTATCTGGAGCAGGTGGAGGAAGTTGAAGCGCTGCTCACCAAGCTGCCGGCATCACAGCAGCAGATCGTACGGGTTGCGTACGGGCTGGATGGGATCATCCGCAGCAAACAGGACGCTGCAGCAGAACTCGGGATGACGGCACGGCAGATGTCTGCACAACTGCTGTCGATCCAGCGGCGGCTACGCCATCGACCACTGCAGGCTGAGCACAGGGTTCAAGGCGTGATCTGTGATGCGGTGCAGCTGTCGATGTTTACCTGAGCAACCAGATTGCGTGCCAGGTACCGAACAGCAGCAAAGCGCCCAGTACCCCAGACCAGAATGCAACACGTAGCTCATGCGCCACGATGGCACGGTTGATCATCAGTTGGATCTGTTCTTCAGTCATTGACGGATCAATGACAACAGATCCTGCGCCCACTGATAGTGCTGAGCTGATGGTTCGGGATTAGATGGCTTGGATTCTGCTAGTGCGATCTTTACCTCCAGCTGCTGCACTCGCCTTAGCAAGCGATTGATCAGCTCCTGATTGTGATACCACTTGCAGATGAGCGTATCAACTAGGCCTGAAAGCTCGTGATGCGATAACTTCGCTGCCTTGCGGCGGTCTAACTCTTGCTCTAGCTGCGTAGCCAGACTGAGTTGTGGAACCAGCCAATCGTCATTCATGGCTCGCACGACGTTACCACAGCTTACGCAACGAGATCTAACGCCTTACATAACAGTCGGCACTGATTATCGCGGCAGTACGGTATGGCTTGTAATTGACCGAGATATGATCGTGGAATGTATGAATGGACACCGTGCGGTAGCAATTCTTGAGCATATGCTCACAACCAAGCAACGTTAACGCTGCGCGATGATCGCCCAGCCACGGCCTGGTGCATGACGGTAGGTGCCAGGGCCAGTGGGTTCGACGGACCAGCGCAGCACGAAGTCGTTTTGGTCGTACTTGGCAAAGCGGGCGATGCTGCTGGCACGTTCGCCGGTGTCTAGGTTCATCGTACCGTAGGGGTCATGCACGATCAGCTGCTTGGTGGTGTAGCCCACCACGATCAGCCAATGCCCACCGCCTGATGGCTGGCTTAAGGCACCACAGTGGATGTAGCCGCAGGGCACTGGGATGCCGGCATCGATTTGCTTACGCAGCGTTTCGATGGTGGCGGTCTTGGTCAAGGTGGCGCGGATGCCGTAGCTGCTGAGCGCACGGATCTGGGCTGATGCTTCGGTGGAGTCTCCGTACTGTTGGACCCGCTTCAGGTAGAGGTCATCACCATTGGCGCCGGGCAAGGTGCCAGGCTTGAGGTACTGAAGCAGCATGGCGCAGGAGCTGCTGAAGCACATCCGTTTGCCTTGGTCAGTACTTGAATCCAACTGCGCATACCACGGCACCTGGAGTGGGTTGCCGTGGTCAGTGGGCTTTTTTGCGGGTTCGGCCCCAAGGAATAACGCCACTTCTGCGGCACGCCGCCGGGTCAGGCCAGGCAGTGGTTTGCCGTTGGCCTTGTCCCATTTCGGGAGTTCTTCGCGGATGACTTGCTTAGGGTCTTGGCCAGCGAGGAGGCGTGTGCGCAAAGTCGAGTCACGCGTCGCCCCCGAGCCCACATTGAACATCCAGCTGATCAAGGCTGCGCTCTGGTGGCCGGGCCACTTGGCGGCCATCGGCAGCAGCTTGAACAGCTCGCGGGCAAAGACCTCAACCGAGTTCTGGAGCATGTCATCGGCCATCTGCTGGCTGATCTTGTCGCCTTGGCGGACGGGGCGATCAATGATGCGGGTGGCACCCCATCCGATGGTCCAGACGCCGGCAGCACATTGATAGGCCACGAGCCGACAGCCCTCAAACTCCTTGATGATCTTCAGCGCTGGCGCCAGCCATTCGGGCTCGGGGGATTTACCGGCCTGGCTCCAGACCTTGAACCACTCCTGATCACGACTGAGCAGGTCGATCGGGATCTCGCGGCCGAGCAGTTCCACCGCCGCAAGCTGATGGGGTTCACCCCGCCAGTAGCGGAACAGATCAGAGAAACGGACTGGGCCTTTAGTCATGACTCCATGGGGACTGGATGCGCAGCTCACCGCCCAGCAGGGCGCTATCGCCGGGCTGTAGGTCGGGGTTGACCGGTTGTTCGCTAATCAGCGGCTCGGCCATGGCCGGCGGCTGGGTGGCGTGGAACGCATCGATCGCAGCATCAAGGCGCGACTCGATCAGCATTTCGTTTTTGATCGCTTGCGCCCGGTCCTTCCCGCCGATGATCGGGATGAGGATGCTGATGGGTGCGGTGACGGCCTCGGTGATTACTTTTTTGCGGGCTTCAGGGCATAGAGCGCCTGGAACACCAGCTGGATGATGCTGTTGGACTTGAGCGGTGACAGCGCAATCAGCTCCGATGCAGCGGCGAGCACGATCCAAAACGCAGGATGGTTGAGAAATTCCACGATGCTGTAGCGGCTACACCTACAGGCTATGAATGGATGGATTCGCTGGAATGCGCCTCAAGCCGTGCGACACGGGTTTCAAGCGTACCGATCCGGCTGAAGATCTCCTTGCGATCACTGCGGATGTCTACATGCAGCTGCTCCAGCTTGTTGGAGATACTCTCCAGCCCAACGGTAAGCCGCACCAGTGCTTCACGGCCTTCGTTGGAACGCTTCAGGCTGGAACTGGAGATCATGGCGATGACTGAAATTGAAGCACCAGCCAGTGCTGCTAGAACTTCAATCACGACCGGTCAAAGTACCTAGCAACAGGTTAGCGGCCCTGTCCGCGGGTTTTCTTGCGCCCGCGACGCCGTGGCCGTGAGTGTTGACCTTGACCCTGAGATGTGGTCTTCGGTGGACCGGGTTGATGGTCGATGCGTGCGGTGCCTGTCTTGGAACGAACAGCCACTGAACTGGGGCAGTTAGTTCAGGCTAGGGCGTCACCACGGCACGCCTGCAGCTTTGCTCGGCGCATGTTGTTCATCAAGCTGGGCCTGCAAGGCGGCTTCAATGGCTTCTACTTGCTCAGTACCGAGCTTGTCCATCACCCAGATAACTACGAGTTCCTTTGATAGCTGGCTATAAGGGATGAGGGTTTTAGGGCGTTCCAAACCGATGCTGCCATAGGCGCCAGCGGAATACGTGCCATCGTTGGCATCAATGGTGTAGTGGGCAGTGAAGACATAGCCATCGGAGGTTGCACGCTCAAGATTGGCAATGTTCCAGGAGAAGGTGGTGGTCATGGTTGATATTGAATGAAAGCTATGGATGGTGGATCACAGTTTGGCTGCAATCTCAGCTTGCTGCAAGAAATACGGCATTCTCTCATCGTACACATTCTGCCACTTGTGCTGGTAACCAGTGAATCGCCAGACGAATGCACGAAGCCAGTCTGATAGGACAAGCCTCCATGCTTCTGGCGAACCTTCGCTAGTGGGCTCTGGATGACAACGGACAGGGCCGAAGGCATACACGATTAGCGCAATTCCAAATGACCGAAGCATGTGGAATCCGTCCGTTACCACGTGCAAGTCTGTGGTGCCAAAGCGCTTCACCAGATCAGTGGTCTTGGTAAAGTTGGTAACAGTGTCCCAGGCTCGATAGTCAAGATGGATACGTTCTCGGGGAAGTCCGGCATCAAGAGCAATTTGCAGGCATCGTGCAGCATCACCTTCACTGGAGATGATCAGATGAGCGCCTGGGAGACTCAGCGCGAGACGGCAGGCATGAGGCAGGCGATTGATATTGCCGCCTAAGGAGATGATGGTGTGAACGGTCATGATGCCTTAGGTGGTCATGAATTACCAAGAAGACAGAGCTGCACGCTTCCACGTATCTGTGGATGTACACACATAAATATAACTAGCATCCCAGCAGATCTCACCAGCGGCCCCAGTTGCAGTTGCGGATGCTGGAGTGCGAGCAGTGCGCACTCGGACAGTATCAGAATTTACGTCTAGCAGTGTGGTTGGACTGCTCGTTCCAATTCCCAGATTGCCCGAGCTGCCGACGCGGACGCGTTCGGTGACGGTTGTTGTATTGTCTGCGCCTTGCAGGAAGGCAATAAAGTTTCCACCAACCGCCATGCCACGGTTGCTGCCGTCGGACTCAGTGCAGCGGATTAGGCCGGTATTACTTGTGGCCTGATCGTCAGTAATTCTTACTGACTTGGTTGATGTGACCCTGCAATCCAGTAAAGCTCCAGGACTGCCCGTTCCAATCCCCAGTCTCCCCTCAGACGTGAGGCGCATCCGCTCGCTGCCGCTTCGCGTGTTTACTGAACTAGCGGTTGAAAAGATAATGGATGTAGAAGCATTGGCTTCGCTAAAAAAACCGCCAATATGGATGTTATTGGCAGATGCAGTAAGCTCTGATCCAATGACTGCAACGCCTTCTGGTTCTGCTGTACTTGAGTATTGTTGACTTGCAATTACAGAGTATTTGGGAGTTGCGTCTGTCTTGGTCGTGCTTATGTAACAGTTCGGCAGTCCGGCACCAACAACATCAAGCGCCGCTGCGGGGCTACTCGTTCCTATCCCCAGCCCGCCGGAACTGTCAATAAACAATCGTCCAGTCCCGCCTGTGCCTAGGGCTAGTTGATCGGCGCCAGGGCTATAAATGCCAGTATTATCCCCAGCGAAGTTAATGCTTGGCGCTGCAGCACTGCCCAGCGGTACGCTCAGCGTTGAATCCAGCGTCGTTGGGCCTGTGACATCCAGCGTTCCGGGGATGTCAACATCGCTGGTCCACTCCACGCCTGTACCAGCAGCATCTGTCTGGAGCAGTTGCCGGGCACTGCCATCAGCGAGCTTGCTGACCGCGATCTCGGCGTCTGAATTGATGTCAGCATCAACAATTACGCCTGAGGCGATGCTCGTAACTCCTGCATTGCTGATGGTCACATCACCAGTGACCGTGGTAGCGGTTGGGACGTTGCTGGCATTACCGAGCAACACCTGAGCGGAATTAAGCGCCGCCAATTTGCTATGAGCGATGGCCGCTGCAGCATTGATGTCAGCATTGACAATCGTGCCATCAGCGATCATCGTGCTCGTGACGGTTCCCGTGTCACCAGTGGTGATCAAGGTGCCGCTTCGATTGGGCAGCGTGATCGTATTTGTAGCAGTTGGATCTTCAACCGCAAACGTGGTCTCGTAAGCGTCGGTGCTGCTGCCTTCAAAACGAAGCTGGCCGGTGTTACCGATCTCCAGCGTGCCGGTGATCGTGCCGCCACTTTTCGGCAGAGCAGCATTCACCGTATCCGCCAAGTTCTTGACGGCTGTGCTCGAAGCAATGGTGGTAGAGCTGACCGTGCTCGTGCTATCGCTGATCTTGCTCTGCAACCCGGCAGGCGTCACCGCGCTCGTGGCATTGATGCCGGCTTGGGTGTCGCCATTGGTCGCCAGCCGCACGAGACCTTCAGTAGTCGTGGTGGCTGTGTTCACTTCACCAGCAAACACCCAGTTGTCCGTGGTGTTTTTATACACCTTCAACTGCGATGGCGTGATTCCAGTGTCAAGCCATAGCTCACCAGGAAATGGCGTGCTCGGGGCTGTAGCCGACACCCATACGCCTGCAACACGTCTTACGTTGCCTGCCGTATCCTTGCAACACAGAAACGGTCCATCAGCGTGATAGTTAATCGAAAGCTCACCATTGGCAAGCTGACTGGCTAACGGCTCCTTGCCAGATACGCTGCTGTTCTTGAGGATGTGCTGTAGGCTCATGGGAATACCTCCGGGTTCGGCAGGACATTCGCCTGCCCTTATATCTTAGGCGCTAGCCGTAGAATCCAACCCGATTCGCATTGTCCACAGCGTCTAGAAACCCGCCAACTGTTTGGCCCGTATAAATATCTACACCCCGATACCAAATTCGTGATCTAATGTTTAACACATTGCTTGATGACGTATCGTAGGAGGTCGTGACCACTCCAGGGCTATAGTAAGGCTCGCCATATAGCGTAGTTGATCCTTCTGAATGTGAATTGTTGATGGTATAAGTGCCGGTTAAGCCAGTGCCTGTACCAAGAGCTGTGATATAGGTGTCTGCAGGAATGCTTCCACCAAAGATTCGCTGATCAATGCCTATCTTGCCATCTGCGACGGCTGTAACAGTAAGGGTTGTGCCGGAAATGGATCCCGTAAACTCAGCATTTAGATTACGAGTTACAAGAGCGCCTGTTGTGGCTTGTTGCCACAATGAGTTGTGTCGTGATGCGCGTCGGCTTAGCTTAAGGGCTGGCACTGAGTTATACATGCCAATCGGGCCTTCGTTCTCGCTGTCAAGGTTTCCAAATACGCCAGCAAATCCATGATGTTTATTGGCTTGTGTAAACGCAGTGTCGTAACTCTCGGCTCCACCTGTCACTATTGACGTATCACTTGACATGGTGCCAAAGAAAAAGCTCACTGTGGCGCCACGCGTGCCATTTGTTGCAGCTCTATTTGACATAAGCCCGTAGTGGCCGTTGTTGTCAAGAATATGAATACAGTTGCAATCAAGGTTCTTTTGCGTCTGATTATTTCCTATAGGATTGATCCCGTTCCTATGAGGAAAACTTACTTGAATGGCAGGGCCAGGTCCTTCATGGAATGTTCCAATGACTTCCTGAGTATTCTTTGTTCCGTACACATCACTTTCAATTGTGATGCCTTGCGCAGTAGACAAAGGAAAGTCTGCGGCGCTTAGGCTAGTATTGCCGAGAAAATACACACCAGCAAGCCTGATCTTGACATCGCCAGTTATGCGTATCGTAGGCCCTAAGTCTCCGAATAAAATACGCCCCCAACCAGATGCTTTGGCTCCAAACACACAGTCAAACACGTCAAGGTTTCCACCTATGCAACTTATATTTGATCCAGCCCAAAACTTAGAACAGGTTGTTGCAGATGGCAGTGTTGCCAAGTATGAGTCCATAACAGAGCCAAGACCCACGCCATTCGTGCGATATGCTGCAAGTTCCCCAGGGAAGATCGAGTCTGGATAGTTTGTCGTATCCGCTAGTGTCTTTGATACTGAATGCCACCCAACCCCCCTCAGTGAGCCACCATAGTTAAAAACGAAGTTTACTGGTGTGCAGATGTAGTACATAAGCGATGCAGCAGGCTCTCTGCCAAACGTAAGCCGAGTGGCAAAGCAGGGCATGGAATAGCTATCCATCAAGGATTTAACATTTGCACTAGGTGTCGTATTTGGCTGTGTAAAGTCTGACAGCACTGATGTAACCGAGAACTGGTTGGTGGCCCCGTATATGTTGGCAATGTGGCTAAAAGACAAATCAGTCCAATACGGACCATTGGCCAAGTAATAATTAACTGTCTCAAATGGACTATTCGTTGAGTTTGCCAAAGCAACAGCCTGAGAAAATTTAACTGCCTTTGTACGGCTTGTTGGCGGATCTGCTGAAATCGCGGAGCCAGAGCGATCAGGATCGGCAGTGAGAGTTGCAGTGGTGCCGTCAAAGTTATACGTGCCACCCTGAACTGCGTTATCCGGCACCACGTAATAATTTATTGCAGTAGGACGCTGTGTTAAGACTTTCGCCCATGTTGCCCAGTATTTAAGGCCAGCCGCCGTGACAAACTTTGAACCGGCTGCATTTAATGCACTATCAGTAGTAGCTTGTGAAGTTTGCTCAATCTCACTAATGCTTGCAATTTCACCAAGGCCGATGTTGGTCGTCGTTGCAGACAACGTGCTCGGGAACTGAACATTGGTGGCATTGACCACCAGCGTATCGTTTATTGTTGTTGTGCCATTAAGGGTTAAGTTATTCAGCTCGGTTGGTGGATCCAGCGTGAGATCGCTAGAACCTAAGTTTTCAACGCTCAGAGTTTCACCTGTTGAAATATCTTCTAAACCACGAGGCGTCACCTGATAGCCTTCTTCGTTAAAGCCCGTGGCATAAACTCTTCCGCCATCAACATTAGTGAAATAATAAGTGAACTTATTCTGAGCACTTAGATCCCGCTGATACGACGGAATTGCTTTGGTGTAGTTAAGATAGCCTGCCCATTCCCAGGCATGGCCGAACAAGCGGATGATGCTTGGCCGTCTAAATTCAACCGGCCAGTTATCCAAAGCATTGGCCGCACCAGACGGCACAAAGCCGCCCATATCACCACTGACCGATGGATCACGATCTCGGGATGCTTCCGGCCTCGGGGTGAGAATGGTGTGAGCGTTAGCGCTGCTGAAGCCAAGTGCTGTTAAGAACAGATGAAGGCCTCGATAATCAGTTGAATTGCGATATTGCGCTTGGATCAGAGCATCAGTTGACCATACTGTGCTCAGGTTGTACCCGAGCGTGGTTGATGCCTCGATGCCACTCGTGTCATTGTCAAATGTAAGAATCGGAGCATCTAGCTTGGAAAAGTCCTCGGGGTTGTAGCCACTTGCCATATGCACGAACGACTCTTGCCAGTTGTCCGCATTAAACGTGGTGTCAGAGTTGTCTTTAATGCAGGTGAAGTGCTTTTCGTCGCGTTTGACAGTCTCACCTTTCTTGTAATATGCGCCAGATGTCCAGTTGACCGACCTATTACCACGCCTAAGTAGCAGTTCGCACGTCAGACTAACCCCTTGTCCTTCAACAGGAATTTGACCTGCACTCCCAACAAGAATCGTTGCACTGGTAGGGAACGCATTGTTGACTGCTGCGCTACCAGTGGTGAGCTGCAATACATAGTCTCGAACTGGAATGCGTACTGCTGCGTCTGTCGTATTGAGCTTGAGGGTAAATCGACGTTGATCTGGACTCCGAATGTCAACCAGGCGGCGAATATACACACGCTTGCCAATGGCGTTGCTTGCTCCTGCTTCAGTGGTGCCTACAGGGTCTCCACTCTCATCCGTTAGTGCTGTAGAGATGTTGATTTGTGCGGGCGTACCGCTGCTCCACGCCGAGCTTGTTAACGTGCTCCTCCAGTCATCCCCCAAGACATTCTCCACCCAGATATAACTACCATTGCGCAGGGTGTAACCATCACGGGCCAGGATGTCTGGTACGCCTGCAACTGTGCTGGATTCCCCGAGAGCGTTGACGAGCGTGATGCTGTTACTTGTAACAGCCGAAACTGTACCGAGGAAGATCTTGCGAACATTATTGGCTAGATCGCTGAGGTTAGCAGCTACACGAAGCCGATTAACCACCCAGTTCTTATCAGCATTAAACGCTGCGGTTTTGTAGCCTTCAGAAATTGCGGCACATCCGCCAAAGTTTGAATTGCTGTTGGTGATTGTGATTTCTCCGCCGTTCTGCGTCCAGTGGTGTACGCCTTGCCCAATGGCAAAAACACTCACCTCTTGGATGATTGCATCGTTTACTGTGCGAATGTGAAAACTAAGCCGTGATGGGTGCATCCGCACATTGTCTGGATCTGTGCTGATGTAATCTGCGTAGTTGGCAAAGGTAGTGCCCCATTTCGGAGATGCGCCGATGTCATACTTTTGCCAGCAGGACAGGTCACGCTGCAGAGACACGCCAGTGAACTGGGCGATCACCAACGAGCGGAAGCCTGATGTTTTGGCGCCATCGGCATAAACACCAGACAGCCCGTAGTTCGAACGGATGGAGCAGTTAAAGATATAAGGGCTGGCGCTTAACGTGGTGTCTGTATTGATCGTCTGCGAACCACTGGCAGGTTGCGGACCAACAATTTCATATTCGGAGCTGCGGGTGACAGCCAGTGCATTATCCAAGCCGCCTGTGTTATTAGCACCACCGAACGCCTGGCGGATCTTCGTATAGAACTCATCCAGTTCGCTCTGGCTTGCAAATTCAAAGCAATGGAGCAGGTGATGGCTGGCGGTGCTGCCAGCTTTATCCATGAACGTAAAGCCGAAGTAGTAACCAGTGCCTGTTACCTTGAAGATCGAACGGCGATTGCTGGCATCACTGGCCTCGTCAGCAACAGCAGGAACGGCGTCAGGGCGGATGATCGTCTTGCGCAAGTCCCATCCGCACAGGCTGCAACCACGAGGCAGCAGGATGCCTCCGGTCGTGCTCGGGTTGAAGGCCTGCAGTTCAGCGTT